GGAGGGTGAAGTTCGTAGTAACTTTTTAAAACCTGGAGCCATCCTTCGCAATCTTTTTCTACTTCTTCAGAGCCAAACGTAAATATCTGAGTGTTGAATTCAGGAATAGCTGTTGTGACGATTATTTGTGTCTTAGCAATTTTAATCCCTAGGCAGGCTTCAGCTGCGAGCTTGTAAGCAGCGAGCTGCAGTCGAGTCTTTTTAGTCTTGAATACGCCTGAGATCAGGGCTTTCTTAGTTTTCTCGTCGACGTTTTGGCTTTTGTTGGGGAATCGAGCTGAGTACGGGCCGTTGCTCGTCTTGAAGTCCGCCAAAATAACCTCGGCGTTTGAGTTCATGTAGATCAGGTCGCAGCACCCTGCGTACCCATGTCCTGTTTCTTCGCTGTAATAATGGATTCTTCCCACACCGTCGTCGCCGACATACTTCGACCAGCGTGGTTGGTTGAAAGGTTTCTCGCTCCAAAGCACGCGACCACCTTCTAAAAGGTCGTCTAAAAGCTCGGGCACTCCATTCCAATACGGCTTGTATTGTTCGGACGGAACCACAAGGAGCCCACGTAGATAATCTTCTACGCTGTTGTGAATCCAAGTTCCCCTGGTAGCTGCAGCATCAGCTACGCCAGGGTTCATCAAATTCCAGTGCGCTAGCTTTTTACGTGTCGTCTCAGTCTGAGTGGCGCTCAGTACAGATGTTACAGATGGAAGAGGTTTAGGAACACCAGCACAGAGATAATGCCGTAAACCGTTGATCGTTACACGTGTATCGGACACAGTTGTAGTGTCAATTCCTCTTCAGCTTAGAACGAACTGGATGCGAATTTACCTTCGTCTTCATTATCATCGTCGTCATCCTCGTCATCATTTATGAAGAACTCAGACTTTTGATACTGGTAGTCACGGTTGCGCTGGTCGAGCTCCGACATCAGGCACAGAGCAGCTGAAAAACCTTCAACAGTAATTTCTGCGCAGTCCTCTGGCGACCTAGCGTTACCTTGGTAATCAACGCATTCAGTCAGCAGCTGCTGCCCCACAAGCAATGCAGTGATCTTATCAAGCTGCCGGTTATGCTCGATCTGAAGTTCAATAAGTTGATCTAGTCTCTTGAACAGGCGCTTACTCACAGCTTGAGGTCTTGTGGGCGATGCCAGGATACCTCGAAGTCAATGCACGTGTTCACTTGAGCTGCTCCAGGTTTTTGAAACACAAACCACGCAGAGGTTACAGGGTCTTTTGAATTAGTACCATCCGCACGAAATGAGGGCCTAGGGGACAATATCTTAATGTTTGTTAGAGACGAGTTCTGCAAGAAGTCTTCACGTGCCCGCGTGGGCTCCAGGAACGTCAGACGATCTAGGATGCACACACCTTTCCTTGCAGCTTGGAGTCCACACTCAGTGATCCATTTATTGTAGTCTTTCATTCCTTGGGTTATAGCGACTACCCAGTCGACCTGTCCTTTCTGTTTAGACCACCACTCAAGGTCTACTATATTCTCTTCGCAGTTGTTTGTTATTACATCAGTTACGCTCGCCTTTCTTACCTGCTTCTCAAGCGCTCCTTCGGGATCGAACGGTAAGAGTACTACTCCATCAACCAGCCCCGAGTTACGGATAGGATCGAAGATGTAACGAGGAACGCAGTAAAAATTTGACATGTCGGAGCAGTTGCTGGATAAGCTTAAGTCTCACCTAACGCTTGAGCAAAAGTTTACCCATCGTTCTTTTCTAGATGGCATGGATAAGCTTAGTCCGAAAGAGTCTCGGGAGGTGTTGGAGGTCGTTTACGCAAACTATTTGATACGAGCAAAGCTCTTAGAGAACATTGTAAAGTACTGTATAGCATATGGTGTTAACCTCCCGTCGTTCGGCGACTTGCTCGAACTGTAGGCACAAAAAAGGGACGCTTGTCGGCGCCCCCGTGGTGAACATCCAGGTAGAGCTTAGCTCAGAAGTCGAGACCAGCGGCCTGGAGAGCTGCCTTTTGCTCTTCCGTGAGGTCCTTCTTGCTGGAACTCTTCTTGGCGGTCGGCGGCTCCGCTTCACTTGCTTTAGCTCCAGGTGCACCAGCCCCTGCGGGAAGTGCTGCCAGACCAGCAGGAGCGGCACCTTCTAGCCGTTTCGGATTAGCTTCGATAAAAGCTTCCTTAATGGCCGCGTGGTCTTCTCCCAGAGGTAGCTCAACCAGATGAGCGCCGGAGATAGTACTGCGTAGAGCAGATGCCACCAGATCTCCTGAACCAGAATCAAGCCACGCTCCGATATCTTCGATGAGCTTTTGCTCTTCATCCGTTTGGGTAGGACGGTCCCGGAACTCTAAAACGTTGTAGTTGATCTTGGCGCCGTCAGCACCAGTCATCGGGTCACGTTCGTTGAAGGACTTCTGGACAAACTTTGTCTCAGTGATGACTTCGCCTACATTAATGCGATTGTTGTAGAGCGTCTGGAAGTACGAGATGAAGTTCCTTTGAGACGATTTACCACTGATGATGCTAGTGCATACACAGCGAGGTGGAAGCAGACGATGATTAGGTGAAACACCAATGTAAGCAATACGAATAAACTCCTCATGCGATCGCATACCGAGGTTGCCAAAGTACGGCGTGAACCCAAGAAGCACGAACGAAATCGGAATCCCATTGCCGTTGCTGTCGACGATCGCCGCTTCGCTATCAGTATCGGATTTCCAATAGCGGCTTTGAAGATCGATTCGGAGGGTGTGCGGCGGGATTTGACAGAGAATCTCATCAGCCGAGAATTTGCCAGCGATAAATACCATGACTGTTAATCAGAGAGAGAAGTCCAGTGAACCGAGAGCCGCTGCTGAGACGCGTCCTTTATCGGGATCTGCAGCCTTGTTGGGCGCGGACTTTGTGCCCTTAGGAAGGTAAAGAACTTTTTCGACAGAGTAGTTGAGGTACTGACGTTCTTCTTTCTCACTCGTGGTAATTCGACCGACAGCGATTGTCGGCGTCCCGTTAGGCAGCTCGGAAAGCTGCTTCGAGAACTTGTCCCACGCCGTGATTTTTGTCCAGGAGGTTTCGGAGCTGTCGGGATCCTGCCAGGCCAACGACCTGTTAGTCACCGTCGATCCACCGACCTCGCTCTCTTCCTGCTTGGGACCGAGGCCACCGCAAGCCATGTAAGTATTGATGGCAAGAAGGTCGTCAAAGTTATCATTGGTGACAACCAGCATCGGTTGCATCTGGAGCACACCGTCCGGCGTGGCTTTTGCAGGTCCGATAGCGAGGATTGTCTGATCCTCTTTGAGCCCCTTCAGCAACTTACCGACGTAGTGGTCGGACTTTTGCGTCAGCTGAACTTTGGTTGCGACTCGTTTGTCTGAGGTTGGGAGCGACTCCGCGATTGCGTTGACGACTCCGTCTTCTTCAAGCGCTTCGTCTTTGACCCGAAGGCCGAGCATCGTGATGAGCATGGTTGAGCGTTCTGTAAATCGTTGAGCGATGTACCTTCAGTGCCTTGGCGATCTCCCTGACGGGGACGCCTTGGCTGGAGAATGCTAGTACCAAATTGGTGTCTGCGTCTCCAAGCTTGGACGCTTTCATCTTCTTGTAAGAGTTGTGGTAAGGGTTGATGCAGATTCGGTTGCCACACGACGGCTTTACGCAATCGTCTTTGTTGATTTCAAGATAATCTAGTATCAAGGGGCGCACGTAGTATCTCTTACCCATGGCGTAGACGACTGGGTGCCCATTGCAGAGATGGCCTTTCCACACGTCGCACTCTTTGTGCTCAAAGTCGCTTGTAGCTAGTCTTCTGAATAGAACGGCAAGAATACTGTCGTTTACTCCCTTGTAGGTCAAAGAGAATGTATCTGCCTGCAACGCTCTAGCGATATCGGAAGCCTGAGCCTGCGCGTGGTTTGAATCGATCGCCCTGACAGCGAGCTCTAGCTTTTTTTCTTCACGCCTAAGATCTAGACAGTAGCTAGTAAATGTCATTCGGCTGGAAGTCTGCCGCCTCGATGATACGCCTTCGGTCCTCCTCGTTCGCAGCAAAAATGGGGTATAGCCCGAGCCATACCCAAAGTTTCTCAAGAATAAGTTTTTTAAGCTTCACCTTTTAGGTAGCAGCTAATTCAGCTTAGACGTTTTCTCAGTTCTTAGCTTTTTTAATTTGCTTGAGAGCTTTCTCTGATAAGTTGATACCTTGTGCCTCAGCAGCCTTTCTAACCTCGCCTGGTCGTAGGCCAGATTCCAGTGCACGAGTAACTGCATTTGCTCCCATTGAAGATCCTTGTTGATTAAACTGCTGGATATTCGTCGCACGAGCCACCTGCGTGGCAGCAGCAGGGGTGAAGGAGATATTTGCCTGACTCGCTTGGGTTCGTACTTGACTCGGTGTTAAACCAGCACCAAGAGCCGAGGTTACGGATTGCATACCTCCCTTACTGGGGTCGCCACCCACAAACGAGGTGTAAGTCGGAGCCGGCTGTCCTTGATCCTGCTGTCCTTGATTCTGCTGCCCTTGATCCTGTTGTCCGCCAGATGTGTCAGTCGTTACCGAGGTCTGGGGTCGTTCATTTAACGCTTTCTGCAGATCGCTAATTTGCTGACTCAAGCCTCCAAAAATTGCACTGTAATCTTGGGCAGGCGTTGTCGGTGCCGCCGTTGCGTTTGAAGTTGAGGGAGCGTTTACTTGATTGTCGATGCTGATTGCACTCGGCACGGACTCGGCAAGCTTAAAGATTGCTTCACCAGGTTGAGTTAGCGGAGCTTTATAACGAAGAGTGCTCGGACTCCTTCCAATTCGTTGGCTCCTGATAGCGAATTCTGGGGTGAAGCCTTCGAAACCACTAGTGCCTTCTTCGCCTTCCGCGTCATCGTCGAATAACGAAGCGAGGTCAAGGCCAAACATGTCACCCGCACGCCTAACTACGCGGCCAAAGCGAGTAGATCCCGGAAGCGCAGAAGCTCCTGCGGTAGTACTAGAGGCGGTTGGCGTGGCAGTCATAAAGCTTAGTCGGCCTTAGCTAAGAAGCTTTTTGATGGCCTTAATACGGGTTATTCACAGTATAGGCCCTTTAGGTCTTTAGCTATTTGTTTTGCTCGAAAGTTTTAAAGCCAGTAAAGATAGGAGCTGCTTTTCGCTCTCTATCGTTAGCTTCAAATCCCTTGAAGCCCACGAATGTCGGCGCAGCTTGCGCTCCACCGTACATTCGAGCTCCTTCGTCAGCCTCGGGTTCTGTTTGTCCGTTAGTTTTTGACTTAATACTCTTAAGCTCGGGGTAGTAGTCAAGTAATACAGAGCTCTCTTCCTCGTTGGCCACAAGGGGTATCCCGAAAAAATCTCCAGCGAATCGGGTAGCCACAGCTTAATACCTCACTATTTCAAGTTTACTTGTTTTCGATGAAGAATCTTTTTAAGTCAAAGCCTGGACCAACAACACCCTTTAGCACACGCATCGTATTTTTTGCCTTTTCGTGGCAGGTGAAGTAGAGCGCTTTATCTTGATTCGACGTATAGCTCACAAGATTACGTCTCTCTGTATCTAAACAGTCACTGACGTACATGGAGTCTTTTATAATTACCCACACCTCTTGGAAACGCAGTAGGGGCATTGCCTTGGTCTCGTTGAGGGTGTACAATCTCGACCCCAAGGCTACCTTTTTTACGGTTTTCTTGACTACACATTTCTTAGTTTCTTCTGCGTTTTTTTTGGTTTCTTTACATTCTTGAGCTTTAGGTAGCTCAAGCTGTCTTTTTAAGCTACGAGCTTTGTTTGCTGCTTCGAGTGCGCTGCTGTACACCTCTACGGTCATACACACACCCGCGCTCATGCGAACACAGCCGACATAACCTGCTTCAGTCTTAGCTGTAAATATATCTTTGTGCTTGACTACATCTAAGTTCAGTATCTCAACCGATTGAGTTGCCTTCTTTTTGGGCGCTTTTGGTGCTTCCTTCTTCTCTGGTTCGACAGGATTGACGATCTGAGACGCAGCGTGGATCTTTAGGCGACCTTGCTCGTGCTCCATTGGAGACTTCAAATGGTCCCAAAGAACAGTCGCGTAGTGCCGGCGGTCGCCCCTCTTATTTGTTTTGACAAAGACCTCCTTAACGGTGCCTACGCGAGTCTCATGTATGTAGGCCGCGACAACATCCCTTACTTTTTTATCGGCGAAGGGGCTGACGCAGGTGATGCTCTTGATGTTCTCAGTAACTCTGTCTCCTACTTTGAATTTACCAGGAGAGAGGGGACGGGGGCTCTTGACGGTTTTACTCATTTTTCGGACCAGGTGTCTCCGTAACTAGCGTCAGCTTTTGAGGGTACTTCTTTCAGGATGGTCTCGGCAGCTTCTTTCATGCAGCCTTCGAGAATGTCCTTGTAGTACTTGACCTTAGTTTCGACTGCTTCGAGGACAATTTCATCGTGAACACAAGCAACTAGATGTGCTTCATCCCCTAGGTAGGGATTCAGCTTGGCTAATGACAGCTTAAGGATATCAGCTCCTGCCCCTTGAATCAGCGTGTTCGCACAGGCCGTCATGGTGGCGTCGCTGTAGGAGAGTAACCTGCGCCGACCAAGTGGTGTTCGGACATAAGTCCATCCGTCTTCTACCATCGCCGACCTCTCCCTGTGCCACTGCCTTAGGCGTGGGTAAGCACTGTGGAACGAAGCGTGTGCGACCTTGGCTTCCGATAAAGAAATTATCTTTCCGCTCTGGGCAGCGTAGGTCTTGTACTTCCTGAAACCCATCCCGTACAGGAGAGCGAAGTTAAGTGTCTTACCCTCTTGCCGTTGGTTTTTCTGGACCTCCTCCAGGGGAATTTTGTAAATCAGACTTGCGGTAACCGTGTGCAGGTCGTGCCCCTGCTTAAACGCCTCAATCATCTGGGGGATCCCAATGAGCTCAGCGCCTAGACGCAGTTCGATCTGACTGAAGTCACAGATGATCAGCTTGTAGCCAGGCGTGGCAACGAAACACTCACGAAACTCTTTATCGCGAGGGATCTGCTGGGCGTTAATCGCGAACTGATTTTTAACTTTTTTAGCACTTGTCTTCTTAGCGCCGCTGGAGGTGAAGCGTCCTGAGTTCGCCCCGTACTGGTTGTAGCCTGAGTGGATTCTCTTGGTAATAGGATTTACATTCGCAATAAGTTTCTCAGCGTGCTCCAGCTGAGTCTCAACCTTGGTGCGCTTTCTATATAGGTTGAGCAGAGGATCGTCGCTGTCGAACTCTGCGAGCTGGATCTGATTAAGAGTCGACTTTCCTGTTCCTGGATTGACTGGAAGTGCAATGCCAAGTGCTTCGAAGCACTTAGTGCACTGGACCCCTGATCCTGGGTTGAACTCTTTTCGAAGATTCTTTCCGATTGCCAGAGAGCCATCGACTTTCCGTGGGAATTTGAGCTCGGGCGGTAAAGCCGAGTCGAGCTTAGTGCAGAACTCTAATGTTATCTCGTCTAGCTTGGTTTGGATAGCGCTTCTTAAAGCTACTAGCTTGCTAACATCCACGTTAAATCCCTTGTGACACATTAGTGCCACAGGGCGGATGCACTTAGATTCGAGCGAGTAAACATCGAGGAGAGCTTCCTCCGCTAGCTCTTTAAGTTGATCTGCTGCGATTTTCGGAAGTAGGTCTACGTCTTTAGCTGCATACTCGATCTGCTCGATAGCTAGATCTTCTTTGCTCCAATCTGAGACCTGCTGTTCCTTGCTTATCTCGATGTCGAGCCGCCTGCTTACTACAGCCTTCAACGAACAGCTGACGTCGTCGAAGTAAGGCTTTTGTAGCTTCGGGCTTACTTTCTTTTCTTTAAACCCAGCACGCAGGCAGCGTTCTGCTACATAGGTATCGAAGATCTTACCCTTGTAATCAATGCCAAGTGAGAGTAGAAACTGTAGGTCGAAGTTGAGGTTGTGGCCGAGAAGCATCTCTCGACTCTCAATTAGTTCCTTAAGTCCAGACGTATCGGTGACCTTAAAAAGATCTAGTACATATACTGTTCGGTCTTCTACTTTTTCATCAGTTGTGCACAACTGCAGTAAGCGAAGTTTGGAGACATGTGAGTCCAGCCCCGTGGTCTCTGCGTCCAAACAAAGCTTTGGGATTCCCTGCAGCTGCTCCAGTGCTTCTTGGAACTGTTGGTGTGTTGTGGCGTAAATGATTTTCATAATAAAAAAGGGGCGCTTTAGAGGCGCCCCGTCAGGTTACTGGTCGGCGCTTCAGGCAGCGTAGAGCTTTTTCTCGCGAATGCGGCTGCTCCAACGGTGGCTGATGAAGTCCGCAATGTCGCCCCACTCATGAGCCACTTTCTGACCCATGGCAGTTGGGGCCACAGCGTAGACAGTCCGACGCAACCGCTTGCTGTTGTCGCTGAGCTCTTTATCTTTGCTTCCGAACTCGATAATCTCCTTCATCTCCACAAGGCCCCACTCCTTCAACAGAGCAGCTCCGTCACGGATTGCCGTATACATCGGCGACGCGTGGTAGCAGGCGTCCCGAGGAACGCTAGGACCTTGGTTCAAGGTGCGGTAGTGGCCATCGCCGTCCTTAACGAAACCCCTGAAGCATTGGGAGTCAGGGCTGACGGAACCTCGGTAGGCCATGCCATTTACACAGGATGTAGCGAGCTGACGCAAGGTCCTGGAGTGACCATCGCTAACGCCTTCGAGGATCATCGCAGCGCCGATCGCTTTGAGGCTCCCCATCCTGCAAAGAGCGTCGATAGCCTGAGCGGGCTGGTCGATAACAACGCTA